TTCTAGAAGTTTTGGATTTGGCTCTACGCCAAATTCGTCGCAGTTCCCAGGGGGAGGAGGCAACAATAATTCAGCAAGCTCCGGTAATTCTAGCTTGGAGTCCAGTTTTAGCACGGACACCTTGCCCAATGTTTTCTCCAAATTAGGGGAAATATCAGAACAAAAAGCCCAAAACGACCAAAGAAGGTTTAGAGAAGACCTTCCCTTCCAAGCAAATGTTTACCAAAACTTTGACGCAACAGCAGACGCTAGAAGAGAAGGGATAGACATTAGAGCAAGGCGGCAGAACTCTAATTTAACCCAAGATAGGATGAGACTCCAATCCCAGTTAAACATGGGCGAAGAGCGGAATAGGGGAAGAGTCCAGTCTCAAATCAAGGATTCTGATTTAAAAAGAGCGTTAAGCATATTGCCAAGAAAATAATCTTGGGTTCACCAACTTAACAACAACAAGGGAGTTTTTGATGGCGAGTGGAGCAGGACGTAATCCGTCCCATAGACCAAAACGATACCCTGATGCCGTGGAACCGCATCAGGTGATTCAATTATTTTTCGCCCAACAGCCTGATTTTGCGTTAGAAGCTGAATTTACTTTACTTTGCAAGCGCAACCCTAGAGACTATGGGCTGCATCTATCATGGCTGGTAAAGAATGGGTGTTCGTGCAGTGTCGCCCAAATCAAAGCATGGCTTAGGGTGAAAGGTATCAAGTCCGGCACAGAAGCTCAGCAAATGAATGCCAAGGCTGAAGAGTATGCTGGCGTTGATTTTATTGGTGGGTTGGAATCTATTGCGGTAAAAACAGCTAATCTAACTTTTGATTACGCGCAAATAATTCAGACCAAGCTGGAAGGGGGAGAATTAACTGAGCCACAGATTCAAAGTATTATTGCCCAATATCCCGCGTTGGTGGGTCAAACCAAACAAATACTTCAAGCATTAGGTCAGGTCAAACAACAGGAGGCTGAACGAGAACTCCTGTTGTCAGGCGCAGATAGGATGAGATGTTTAGTGCTGAATATGGTAGAAAAAAGTTCGCCATTTAGACCAGCACTAGAACAATACTTCCAAGCCGCTCTTCAAAGAATTGCGGAAGAGATTTAGCTTTCAAGTAAAAGATGTTCAACTATCCCACAGCGTAGCGCTTATGCCTAGATTTCGCCCTTCCATATCCCTTGGATATCAAATACAGGGAGACATTATTTATCACAAAAGAACAGCGACTCAAAACACTCAAGCCGTTGTAGAGAAAGCCCGATTAAACACCAAAGAGGGGTTTATAGCTTTCAGAGAATACGTCTGTTTCCCACAAGTGGCAGCTAACGAAGAAGGTGTCGAAGATGTTAACGACATAGCAGCTTACAAATACGCTCGACCAAAACATCATTCCGAATGGATGGACGTTCTTTTTACTGGAGAAGACTCCAGGTGTTTAAAAGGTGTTGGGGGGAAAAATACTTTAATTCTTGCGCCCAGACTTAGCGCCAAATCCAGATTTACCACCGAATGGATTGCCCATCAAATAGGCGTACAAACATCTTTGGGCGTTGCTATCAAGATAATCATTGTTTCTTATAGCATTACAGTAGCTATTCAAAAATCTGTCGAAATCAAACGAATAATCGAATCAGAAAGATACCAGCAAGTTTTCCCGTCAGTGCGCAAGAGCAGGAAATGGAGTGACGAGTGTTGGGAAATAGATAAAAGAAAGGCAGGGTTAGAGCCATTAGGAGAACCTTATACTTTAGCGTGCGCTGGCATATTAGGGTCAATCACTTCTCGCCGCGCCCATATTGTTTTATTTGATGACCTTATTAAATCCCCTAATGATATTGAAAACCCTACGGTTCGAGAAAAGATGGCAAGTACCTACCATAGCGCCATCAAGCCTACTCTTTTCCCTGGGGGGAGACAGCTTTGCCTTGGCACCAGGGCAAGGGCTGACGATATATATGCCACGGATTTTAACGAAGATAAAGGATGGGCTGTCATAGAACAGCAGGCAATTGTAGATAATGGAAACGGGGAAGAAAGCTACTGGGAAGAATTTATTCCACTAGAACATTTACTTGCCTTAAGAGACCCCGACAAAGGTGGCGACCCCTTATCGTTCTCGTTTCAGTACCAAAACAAGGTGATGGTAACAGATAGTTTATCCATCCCATCTGATTGGCTTAGATTCATTAATCCATCTGCTCGTTCCGCTTACAAACGCTTTTGTATTGGTTCAGATTTGGCTGATTCTATTAAACAAAAAGCTGATTTTACAGTGTTTACTTTGATAGGAGTGCTGCCATCGACCGAAATAGATGTTTTAGGAAGTAAGAGATTTAAAGCCAGCGGAAATGTGGCAAAACTCTCTCACTTACTGGAATTATTGTATGACAATGATTTACTTGAAATAGATGAAAATGGTTGGGAGAACCCAAACGACCCTATTGCCCAACAGTTCCCATTGAAGTACAAATCCATCCCCAACGTATACGCTGATTTGTTCTTAGAGGATGTGTCCCAGCAGTTGAGCATCATGGCTGATTTTAATGCGTTAATCGTCCAAGGGATGGGAATAAGGTCTATTTATCCCAAAGGGTTGAAAATGAGAGGGGATAAAAGAGAGCGGCTCATGGTTATTAGTGGCGGCTTACAAACAGGTAAGATTAAATTCAACAAGTTTGCTTATTCACCGAAACAAAGCACAATCAAAGAACTTCTTTTCTTTGGGAGTACCAGCCATGACGATTTCCCTGACTCTTTAACTTGCGCGATTATCGGCGCTGGGCAAATGAAACCATTATCATGATACAACGTGATAATATCGAAAAGGTTAAACGTTGGTGACACGTAATGAATATTGGTCAAGAGATTTCATCTTTTATTGCCAAAGGGAATTCAATATCAAGTAATAGCTTAGTACCTGCTCACTTGTCTCAAATGAGTCAATTTATGACAAGGCAAGGGCTAGAATTTTTACCAGTTCAAGATTCTCCTGATGGCAGCAAAGAAAAGCTAATCCAATCGACTATCAAAGAAAATAGGTTGGATTTTTATTACAATGGCATCGCAAATATGTTTTGCGCCACAGGGGGCATCCTATGGTTGTACCAACCTTCTGTGAATGGCAGTAATATTTATTGGTTCCATTCTGGCGAAGAGAATCAATCTATTGAAGGCGTTAAATCTCAGTACAAGATTTATCACACGCCTAATGGCAGAGGGTATCAAGAAGTAGTAATTAGATACAAATATTTTGACAACTCTGGCAACAGAGCGGTTAGTAATTCAATAAACAAAGAGAAGTGGGTTCGGTTAAGGTTGAAAACAGATACCATTACCCAAGAATTCTTTAGCGCTGAACCACCCCTAGAGTTGTACAATCCGCAGGGGGTGATGTCTAGTTTTTCTCCTGCGGTAATAGAAAGCCAAATCACCTACATCAATACATTGGGGTACATTCCTTGTGTTGAATCTTGTAACAGAGCTTTCTTTCCAGGCGATTCCGGTCGCTCTGATTTCAAAGGGATGGAGGATTCAATAGAAACAGAGGCGTTGCTTCGGCAAGCGATTCAAGACAACATCCACTATTTTGGAAACCCTACTTTAATCACTTCGAGGGACTCCTCCGAAGTAGTGCAGAAACTTAAGAACCTGTCCAATGAATTAGGATGGGCTGACCGCCAAGGATTTAAAGAGCGCCCCTTCTCTCAAATGGGAAGTCCTAAGAGGACAAAACAGCGCTGGCAAGATGGGATGCCTAAAGTAATTGGCAATGTAGGTAGTGATGAAAGGTTTGGGTACATTGCCCCTGACCCAGTTTCCCCAGACCAGTCAAGATATGTAGACCAGTTCCGCTCTTCAATCCACAACTCCATCGGCGGAATCGACCCCAACGACCAATCATTTGCCACCTTTGGGGAAGTCAAATCCCTTTACGGGAAAGTTGCCGCTACAGCCAATATTAAATCTCACATCCTTTGGAAAGGTGGGCTGTGCGTCATCCTTGAGATGGTAGTAAACCAAGAAGTAAAATTATACACGCAACAGTTTAAGGAATGGCTCAAAACACAAGACAAAAAGATTGATGTAGACAGGGTAACTAACGAACAAATAGAAAGCATTGTTTGGGGGCAAGACATCCAATTGCCTGACTTTGTAGGCATCCCACCTTACGGGACTAATGAGGTTTCTTACAGATACAATGGTGATGTTTACGAAGACTCCCCAAGGGATAAATTAGACAAATCTATCTACGGCAGGAACCTCCAAGAACTTGGCATGGGAAGCTTAGAGGTGGTTGATTTAATCTTCCCTAATTTGTCAATGAAAGAAAAGAAAGCCAAATTGAGTGGCATCCCTTTTCGGATTGCGGGACAGTATTTAGGATTGTTTTCCAATATCCTGAACTTGCATCAACAAATGACACAAATTGAAGACCCCGACAATGCTGGTAAAGCTTTAAGTTTGCGCTATAATATGACAGAATTAATGGACTCTATAGTTTCAGTCCTGAGAAGAGAGTTTTCCTACGGCGCGTCTTACGATGAAGCTGACAACAAGTATTTAAACAATGCAAACAGCGGTAGCACCTCAACAGTACCAATCAACGTCAGTAGCACCCCCACAGGTGGCGTATCAATCGCCACAAGCCCCGACGGTCGGGTACTTCCCTTCGACTGGGCAAACCCCCCAATATCTCCAAACAGTTCCACAGTATCAAGTGGGCAACGGGTGGAATCAGGTAACTACCCCAATGGCGGTAGCACCAACCCAGAGCTACAATTACGCCCAGCCTCAACCCAATACTCAATACCTCCCACCACAGTACCAGTACCAACCCTCGGCGCAACACCACCAGTACAAAATCGACCTGTACGGACCAAGCGGAAAGGACGCGCAAGGGAATGACCTTGAGTCGGTAATCAATTTAATTGCTGCTTGGGGTGGTGGTTCTCCAGAGGTTGCGATTGCTAGACTCCATCAGCATTTAATCGCAGAACAGGACAGACTTGCGGCAATTGTTGATTACACTAAAGCCCTTGAACAAGAGTCTGTCAGTATGTACCAAATACTGGAAAACCCTGTCAATACAGGAACTTGGCTGCAATACCTAGAGTTTCACGCTAACGAACTACCATTAGTGCGGCAATTCCGCAGTCAGTATCCACAAGAAGGATTTGACGTTTACATGAAATGGTTGTACTCAATTTCCCAAGACCAAGCGCCTCCACAACCAATGCCAGCGCAAGCTCGGTCTTCTGTAAATGGCTGGGAAAATGCAGCACTTGGCACGCCTCAGCCTATTAGCTCTTCTCCCCAACAATTTAATAACCCAGTGCAATTATTGCGTGCTCTTGATGGCGGTCATTTTGGCGCAGCGTTCCAATCTTTAGCAAATTAAGGAAAACAGTAAAGAGGCTGATTCGTTACTCTAGGTAAAATTAATGAGCAGCTTTTTTTCCGCGTTAGAAATGGTGATTGGTGCGGAACTCTATCGCACACATGCATCCTATATTGCACGGTGGGTATTACAACCTCGCATTGTGCACGATTTCCAGCAAGCGCCAGGCACTAGAGTGCGAATGAAAAAGTTCGCATACTGGAATGACAATGGGAGTTACAACCTAGACGCACGTAGCCGTAACCCTCAGCAAGTGCTGGGCACTGGTGGGGCGCGTGGCTTAACCGAAGAAAACATTGAAATTAGTTTGAGGGAAATGACTGGACCCAGTTCGGGGAACATTGCAAATCCCAGCGAACCAGGGGTGCTAAAAATAAGCACATTTGACATCATTACGGCGCAAAGAGACCTGTATCAGATGGCGCAGGCAACTCAGTTCCATGATTCTATTGGTTCCAACAATCTAATCAATGATTACCAAGCGACCGAAGACGGGATTTATTTGAACCTTGCCCTAAGCGCTAACCCGTTCACTTCTACTGGTGGGCAAATGGCAAGTGACACTCGTGGTGGGTACTTAAATCCTAACGGTGTCGCTAATGGCGGAACGTACAACACTACCAC